CTACCAGAGGTCTACCAAGGTGATTTTTGGGACGGAAAAGCGGCAGTTTTTTCGGATTTTCTCCTGTTTTTCGCACGTTTTCAGAGGTGCAAGGGGCGTTATGCCATCCTTGCCTAATTCTAACACGCTCCAAACCCTTTGTAAACCAGGAGAGGTAAAATACTTATAACTATCCTTGCTCTTGTAGAGCTCCAAATCATCCAGGTGGAGACCGAACAAAATAGCGTGATAATGAGGGCGAAACGTCTCTGATCCATACTCACCACAAGCATAGAACCGGATACGATCATCCGAATACTTCTTGCGAAGCCTCTTCATGAACAACTGAAAATCTCGCTTACGCAACGACATCGACATATAAATACCATCACGGGGAACATGCTCCTCATTGTAGGTCAGCGTCACAAAGTAAGCCGAATCATGGTATTGAAGCTCCAACATACAACGATTAGCCCATTGACGGGAATACTCCAAGCGACAACCAATACACTTACCGCAAGGGATCTGAATCAACTGATCCTTCCAGTAAGGGTCGTTCACCCTGGAATCAGACGCCGGGACAATGTGATACTGCATCTTTCCTGTCTCACGAGAAATACCAGCGGGATAACCCAAAAGGGGATGATAACAAGGCAAAGATCTCACCTACCTAACAGCTTGCGAATTATCTCCCAAAGGATCCGCAGCATACGGGAAAAGAGATAGAGTAATCCAAACATCAGAGCAATTAAGATTAAACTTTCTATGACACACACTTCCTTTCTACTGAAAGAATAAGCCATCTTCGGCCTTCTGTCAACGCCTCTGATAGTTTTGTGGTGTCACTCGGGCCCATTACATCAAGAGGGTAATGGGCCCGAGTGCGCGGGGAGATAAGCCCACGCGCATTTTCACTTAAAGGCGTCAGCATACTCCTTCCAGCTTCCAAAGCTGTTATCCCAAGCAGACTTCGCACGATCTAACGCAGACTTAGCGGATGATCCAACAGAATCCAAAAGATCACCGACGTTCTGTGCCAAAGATCCAGGCACATTCCAAACAGATCCAGGGTACATCTTCTTCATGTCAAACTCAGCGTCAATACCCATCTGCTTGAGCTCCTTGTTAATCTCACCGTTAATACGAGCGACTTCCGTGGAAGTCCAAGACTGAAGCTGATAGCCATACCGCTGAGCGGCGGCGGCGATCTGCGCATTGATCTTGCTGGCGGCAACCTGAGCCTGAGTATTACTGATACTGGTCTCGGCCTGAAGCTGGGCGATCCAACGGCTAGTAGCGGCAGAGATATTTGCAGTGCTGAGCTGGGTCTGACTGTTGAGCTCGGCGGTATACTTGGACATGGCATTATACTTTTCAGCGACCGCAAGGTTAGTCTGAGCGGATAGACGTTGATTCTCCAGGCTCACCTGGGACTGGAGAATGGATCCAAGGATCCCGGCAATAGCGGAGTTAGCGGAAGTATCCGTAGACGCAGTGGCGCCGGAAGTAGTGGCGGCCCCTTGGCCGCCATTTGCGGAAAGGACAGGATTGAGACCGGCTTTCTTGAGATCAGCAACCTCACGCTGGTGAGCGGTATTGGACATACGCTCTTGCCAATCACGATTGATCTGGGCCTGCTGGGCAGACCAAGCATTGTTTTCAGCGGCGTTAGCCTTGACCATGGCGGCGTACTTATCAAACATATCCGATGTGGAGGATACGGCGGAAGAAGATCCGCCGGAGCTCCAATTAGGGTTGGAACGTCCTGCGATGTCCTGAGAGACTTTCTGTGCGGAACTAGGCATGAAATACACAACCTTTCAAATTGCAAAAATTAAAGAACTGCGGCGCGGATCCGCACCGCAGTCAGGGTAAAAACTGCAAGTTATCAGTGATGATCAATCAGCCCGGGGATGGAATAAAGCGGCATCGGACGAGTAGTCCGGTTTTGGATGTAAATATCAGCAAACAGCTGGTTGGCGTTCTGATCCGAAACAGCAATAACACGATTCACATTCGCCTTGTCCTCACGGATCCACTGATCCGACAACTTGGGAAGCTGGGAATAGTCATCACCAAGATGCCAAACGTCCAGGGACTGAGCATAAGCGGAGCGCATCTCACCGGCAACTCGATTGGGCTTATACCGATAATCAGCCCAGGCTTCCTGATAGCCAAAGACCTCATTATCCTGGGCATTGCCCTGGGCATAGATCTCCTTGTTAAGCACAGCCTGCTCACCGATGTTCGCCAGGACGGGCCAGTAATAGTCGAAACGAGACTTACGGCTCCAAAAACGCTCAATGCCCTGCTGGTAGGTATGATCATAACGAGCGACCATAACACCGATCACGAAACCGTGCTCCACGAAAGACTTCATAAAGTCACCATGGACGTCAGTAGTCAGAGAGTAAGCGGCAGTATCACCAAGGGGAGTAGTGCCTTCGGCAGTGGAACTCTGCTGGATAACCTGGTTGATATTGATGGGGACACGATTACCACCAAGATACTCAGGCCGCTGGAGACGAGCATCCGGAGAAGTGACGCCAAAATGAGATTTCAGGATCTCAATATAACGAGTACCGCCACGAGCATCACGCTCATAAAGCTTCTGGATCTGAAAAGCAGTTCTCAGCTCATTGATAGTAGCAACGGAGACAGTGTTATCAAACTGAGCCCAGAGGTTAGCAGGATAACCAACAACACCATTATCAATGGTCGAATCCAAACCACTACTACCAGTATCCGAAAGCCAATACGCACCACCGAACGCATTCTTATGGACAGAACCAGCATGATAGCCAGCCTCAAAATCGCTATTACCACTAGGGATATAAACATTGTACGGATAATTAAGCAAATCCTTAGGAACAGGCTTATTCATCGGTACAACCGGCGCATTACCAAGCTGGGCGGTCTGGATCGTCACATCCGGGCCTTTCTGAGGAGCCGGAAGACAGCTAGTGAAGTAATCATGGTACTTGCTGGCCTTAAATGGGAGACCGCCTTTGACAACATCAGAAACATAAGTTCCGGTATTGACGCCTTGCACGGTGGCGTCGTCAACCGGAATATTGAGCGGATCCGTCAAGTTCTGATCTCTGAACCACTCATTCATGATGAGCGCATACGCTCTGAAAGGCAAAGCGTTAACAGACAAATTCTTGACGCCAGTAGGAATGCCCATGTAATCGGCAATCGTACCAACAGACCAACCCGAAGCTGGGGCCGTCAGCTGAGGGACCTGATATTCAGTCTGCGGGATCCAGGCGGATTCAGTATTTTCACCGTTGAACTGCTTCCAGTGTTCCCAAGTCAAACGATTCGGAACGAAGAAGAAATAAGTGTCCAGATAGATATTGTCCATCAGAGGGGTCAAAAGGGTCTGCATACGGACAACCTTGGACGTGCGGATCTGGAAAGAATCACCCGGAAGAACCTCGTCAACGTAGAAGGGGATCACGTCACCAACGTTAAAGCTTAACTTAACAGAGGATGAACGGTCAAAGCGAGACCGGTTAAGATCAAGGCGAGTGGGATTAAGCGCAAAATGACTTTCAACATTCCTGTTCACTGTTACACCTCCAATTTAGTTGTTCAAGGGTGGCTGAGCCGGTTGGGCGGAGCTTGAATCAGAAGGCGGGACAACCGGATCCTGCGGAGCTGGTGCAGCGGGCTGTTGTTCATCCTTCGGATCTGCGGATCTCCAGCCCATGCGATTCGGAAAGTCGGGCTTGTCCATAGCGGCCAGGAACTGATTGAACGAGTGGCCAAACTGAGCACGGGTCTCGACAGGAAGGCCGTTGAAGAAATCTTCGGCAGCGGCAATAGAATTCAGCGCCTCAGCGTAAGTACTAGGGAACTGAGTAAAATCAGCATACATAGCCTGACGGCGATTGAGTGCATGAACATCACCTTCCGCAAAGCGCTCCAGGATCACGTTAATATCGCACGAATCCTTGTAACTCTGGATGAAACCGTAGAGATCTTCCGTGCCGGCTTCGACCAACTCCATGTGGCCGTCATCATCAAATCGGGGAGCATAGAGCTGTTTGACGCCGGAGCCGGGTTCTGCATGGATCCGGTCATGAGGATCATAACGGGTCTTGAACTGCATACATCACACATCCTTTCCATCGGCAACCAGGACGGGGAAGTCCTCGGGATTGATTACACCCAAGTCTGCATCATACTCACCAATCCGGTAAAGCTGGAAATCAGACTTATGGGTGAACAGAACACCTTCGGAACGCTGGATCGAAGAAGCGAAGTTCCGGGAAGCCATAGCATCATTCTGGTCAATCGTAGGGGTCAGAAAACCGGACTTAAGATCACGCATAGCATAAATACTATACTTCATTTGATATACCTCCAAAAAATTTTACTTGCATGGGTAATACACTTAAGCTCCTCCAGAGTATAAGACCGACAAAAATAATAGCGGTCTACCGGATCATAGGCAGAGACAACATACATACCAGGGACGTCTTTAGACTTCCGAACCGATGCAGAGTGGAAACCAAGACGCCGCATAAAAGTACGCATTGTACGACAGGCGCTTTCATCCATTACAACCTGATACCCCCTCGATAGATCGTAGGATCCACATTGATCTTCTTTGACGCCGAAGCGGTCCGCCGGAACACCTTAGCGTCTTTACCTTTGCGCATCTTCTTACGAGCCATAATCACAACTCCCTTCTCAATTTCTTGGTCGATGCCAGCTTATTACTCTCTGCGACCTCAAGGGCCTGCATGAAAGACATAGTGGACTTAGCGGCCTTAGCGTTCTGAGTCTCCTTCGCTCTCTCCTTGCGCTGCTCTTTCAGCTGCTCAAACAACTCCGGGTCATCTTGCTCTAACAACCGGTCAAAATAGCGGGGAGGGCGGAACTTCCGGCCACCGTCTTTGGTAGACACGTTGATAAACTCGTGCTGGTAGACATCCGGGTGATCATCGTAATAATCACGCCCAATTCCGGGTTTACGGGACAT